TGGTTACTGTTCATTGCATAGAATGGTTGATCGGGGAACCCTATATGGTTATCGTCAAATGCAGAGTACTGAGTACCAGACGCCCAGTTTATTCGAGGAATCGCAAAGGTTTTATCGGTGATGTTTTTCATCGATTGCATATTCAACCGTGCATCTCGTTCGTCTCTCACACGATTCTGTGGGACAGTCGCAACGTCTTCTTCAGACCATTGTTCTGCACGACCGATACCAGCATAGTATCGAACGTCACCAGAATCGAAATCGGTAAACAGTTCCTTTAGGAAAAGTCTTTTAATTTTATCGGTTACTATCGCTGCCATTTAATTTATCCTATGTTCGCTGTGGTACTAATGACGAACCACTCTGTCGCAGATTGACTGTACACTAGATGTGCAGTCTCACCTTGGGTTAATTCAATTACGTCTCTTGCGTTATTGTTATTTGTTACGGTTACTGTTGTAGTTCCCGATCCTGTATTTATTAGATACTTGACTTCGCCGTCTTCAGTACCATCTTCCATCGTTGCGGTTACTGCGGTTGCCATGTTAAAACAAGTGACTGGTTTTTTTAAATCCACTGTTGCAGGTGTAGAAGTCACGTTCTGAACACCATAGGCAACTTTACTTTCTATCGTAACAGCACCAGTTCCCTTTGCATGTAACTCTAAATTGATGTTACCATTACCACCAACCGCCTTCACAGCAGGGTGAAGACCGATTGATGCAGAAGAAATCCCTATGTGGTTAACCGCATTTACCATCGGTTCGAACTCGATCAGTTCGTTACCAGCACTATCCGCCAAAACCGTACCGACACGTGGGTTAATGATCAATGGTGATTGTAAAGTTTTATTGGTCAACGTCTGTGTATGATTATTAAAGGTAAACTCGTCATTATTACCTAGTAAAGGTAGAGTTACTGTACGGTCAGCCGCAAGTTCACTTACACCAAATATGTATTGGTGATTAGCACTTGTATCATTAATCTGTGGAGTAGTGATAACAGGACTAGTCAAAGTCTTGTTGGTCAAAGTTTGAGCAGGAGTAGTAAGTACGAAGTCACCGTCCGCATCGGGAAGTGTAAGGATACGATCCTGAGTTGCGTTGGCGGCCTTTAACTTAACTTCGAAGTCGTCTATACTAGTACCTTCAAATATGATGCCGTCAGAGTCGAATTGAATCTTACCTGCCAAAACGTCACTGTCATCACCAAGGAACTTATATAGTTCTACGAAGTTTGCATTAATCTTCAACGCTGCGGTTCGGAGGGTATCCCCCTGACCATCGTTTGCGACTACGCCTCTATTTAATACTTGTCTTGTCATCTATTATCTACCTAAAGATTGTTACTTCTATTTATACGTTTTATAACAACTCATCGAGAGTTATTTCTTTATCTGTTCCTGAATCTCCGACCAACCCTACCGAAATGTTATCAATATCTTCTCTTGGCGCATTGACCCAAGTGAACTGTTCTTGGTCAATTGTTTCCATTGACGATAGACCGATACCTGAACTATCTGCATCGTGGTCAATATCGAACGTTGGTGAGTTAGGTTCTAAGTACTCAGTCATTGTCTGGTACAAGTTGTGTACCTCACCAAGCGAAAGATCACCAAGATCTTTAATATCGTTACCGCCTGGGTTCGGATAAGTACTCGGACTACCTAAGTTCATTCTAAACTTCATATCGCTATCCTGTCTATCTTCATCGTGAATGGTGAATAGTGCAGTATGTTGTGCGTAACCTTGCGGATGTCTCATTGTTGCGATACCTTCCACTTCTTGTGGTGGGATATCCAATGTGCCAGGCAATGGTTGATTCTCGATATCTAAATCAACAACACCTTCTAATTGTACTTGTGATCCCAAGTACATGCCAGCAGGGTGTGCGAACAACTTATAAATTTCTCTCCACTCATTGATCGACAATTCACTTTTTATCTGAATTGCATACTTCTGATATAACTTATCATCAGTGATATATCGTTGAGACGATGGGCCTATTTCAGACTCATTAAGTGTAAATACATTTCTTTTAGTATAAACAATATCTGGATCTATATTAAAGAAGGTACGGAAAAACTGTTGTATCGAATATTTAGTACCTTTAGAACGATACAATGTATTCGAGTATTTTGCCGCCTCTCTCTTATCTGGGAAACCTTCAAAGTAAGATTGACCCAATAGTAATTCGTCTTCTACAAACGATAACAATGTTAAGTCGGTCTGGGTGATATCCCTAATAGTAAACAACTCATTGATAAGAGATGTTGGGGATTCCTCTTGATCTTCGAAATCATAATAATTTTCCAAAAGTTTTGTTAACTTTGGATAGTTCTGGACAATATGATCTGGAAGAACATTTACGACATCGTAGTGCTGAAGATTTAGTTCTCTTCGTCCTAAGTCGTCATACGTCTTGTCTAGATGACCTTTTCGGTTACCGTTTATTTCCATCTTAGTTTGTCGCTGTAGTTATTACGCCAGAGGTTTGTGATCTTGATTCGTCATACACAAGGACATCATTACGCAATGGAGTTAGTACTGATTGGTTGGCGGGTATGGCAGATATTTTAATAGTTGTCTGTCCACCAGTAATACTATCTACTTGCAATCCCACTAAGTTGATTCTACCTTCTCCTGATTCGTATGAACCAACGTTATCAATAAGAACTCGGTTATCAGTCAAGTTGACTACCTGTAGTGTGTTGCTACTTAACTTGTTTCTGATCGTACAGTTCACACTGTTGAATACGAAGTTAGTAGATGAGATGATATAATCCTCATCATCAAAAGCATCGATCTCAACAGGGAACTTTAATCTGTAATCTAACCTTAATCCCAAGGTAGGTTTAATTCGTTGTTGCATCTTCACAGCTGTTCTAGATGATAGAACCGCAGGCGAGATGTCATCGATTTCGCTTAATAGGTTTGATCGTCTGAATGACTGGTCAAACTTACCTGTATTTTCGTTGAAGTAGTCTCGTATCGTGTCATTCACCTGAGACTTAATTGTGTTCAAGGTCAATGATGTTAGTCTTTCGTTGAACTGGAAACGTGTGTCTAATTCTACAAAGGTCTTAACTGGATCAGAGAACTTCAGATCAAAAGAGGCGATAGATAGTTGTTCCGCAAGATCAAGAATCGCTTTCTTAGTCGCATCAACAGTTGCTTGTGGAATTGTATCTGAGAATAGTACTGACATATACACCGCACCATAATCTTTAATAATGTTGTCTTCACCACCCCATGACTTGATGTCCTTGATTAGAGATGAGAAGTTACGTAGTACGAGCGAAGAATAGTCCGCATGAGTTACCATTCTATTCTGAGACGCATATTGGAAAGGTGCGTTCTTACGAATAGACTCGGTAGTCTCTTTCTGCGCCCCACCAGCACTCTTAGATTCAGTTGTTATTGTAGGAACACGGTCAGTGGTTGCATTGATTGCGATTGCATTTACTGGTTCAAACGTTTCTGAGAAGTTTGCATTTTCCCCTGCTACAGATAAGTACTCAACAACAATCTTATTTCCAGGCTCTGGGGTCTGACCAAGAGTAGTACCGTTACCGAATGTTAGTTCGAAGAAACCATTCGGCATTTCCTTCATGATATAGATGGTGGAGTTGTTGTTAATTACTGTTGCACCTAAAATGTTTTGATACGCAGTGAAGTCTAATGATGTAGAACTAGGGTGTACTTTAACTACCGCAGTAGAAAGATCTAGACTCGCATCTGGTATGATATATGTAATGTTCTCTGTGTTATTACCTGAGATAAATGTCTTAGTCTTTGATACACCTTCCTTAATAGGAATGATGTTAGATCCATTGTTTTGTTTGAACTCGTAGAAACCAAACCCATCATCTGTGGCAGATATAGTTTCTACTGTCTGGAAAGTATAGTCTACATTATCAACCGCAGTAGTAAACTGATATCCAGAGGCAAGAGAGATACGTGGACTACGGTCTTGTATTCCAGAAAGATTCATTGACATTTTAATCTGTGCGGTCGATGCATTCATACTGTCTGGGATATAACCGATACCCTCAGAAAGAGATACCAAAGAACTACGAAGTTGGGCAGTCCCAAGGAACGCCTCGTTCAAAGCAAAGTTGGCAGTTAATGCATTGATGTGCGTATTATACGCAAGAACATCTAGTATGTTCGAAAGACCAGACGCCTCAAAGTTATAATCTTTGAACTCTTCGGTCTGTTCGAGATACGTCTTTAGATTATTCTTAATTGCCTGAAAATCTAACGCTGTTGATTTAATCGTTGTTGCCATTTATCTTAACCTACTTAGTACGGTAGTGAATTCTACTAGTTCTCCAGTGTTTACTATTTTGAAAACAATAGTAACTTCTGCTGAGTTCTGATCTGGTTCCATGTTGACAATAACCTTTAACGAAGGAAGATCAACACGTGGTTCATATACTTCAATAACATTTGTAACTTCTCTGACTATCGCTTTTTCTGTGGTCAGATCTGCAATCTCAAATAAGAAACTATAGAGGTTTCCGCCAAAGTATGGATTAAATGGTTTC